AATTAGAAGAACAGACAGCAGTGATCATTGCCCAAGACCTGCGGGATCAAGAGCAGAAGGCTACAATAGCCGCAATCACACTGAATGCAGAGAAGACAGCAAAAGCTAGTGCTGCACTGCAACAACAGAATCAGCAGTACGAAGCTGAGATGTCTGAATACCTAGATATTTTTCGTAGACACAACCTTGCGAAGATAGCCAGTGCAAGACCAGGACAGATACAAAATCAAGCAAATGCTAGAACAAAGGAGGTATTTGATGCAATTGAAGAAGTCAGTAATCGCATTAGCAATCCTAACCCTTAGTGGTTGTAGTTTGCTACAGATGCCTCCAAGAGAGGTAGAGATTATAAGTAAGCCTGTACAGATAGATATTGTACAACCTACTATGCCTCGACCTTTGAATCTCAAAGAACCCAAGTGGTACGTAGTTTCGGATAGAAAGATACCGAAAGAAGAGCGTACCTATATGGATAAGTTTGAGGAAGATATTAAAAAGAAGCATGGGGGAGACCTCGTGTTTGTCGCAATGACAGTTGCAGATTATGAGTTAATGGCTTATAATACACAAGAAATCAAAAGATACATCAGCCAATTGGGCGAAGTAATTGTATATTACAGAGAGGTGACTACGAATGAAAAAGAGGAATCCAGTAGCGAAGTTCCAGCGAAAGTACAATAAAGCTAAAGTATTTAAAGATCGTAAACGCGAAGCCAAGAAGAAAGGCGAACTGCATACATACAAGGATGAAGAGTGAGAATATTTGTAGGACATGATTCTACCCAGCCAGAAAACACAGCCGTTTGTGTTCGATCCATTGAGAGATTCGGACACAAAGTCACGTTGCTAGATAAGAAGGATCTTCAAAGAGATCACGGATACAAGAGAAAGAAAGAGGACGGCTCTACTGAGTTTACTTATACTCGGTTTCTAGTGCCTTACCTATGTGGTTATAAAGGCAAAGCCATGTTCTGTGACAGTGATTTTTTATGGCGTAAAGACCCTGCCATACTAGATAGATTGGTAGGAGACGCTCCTGTAACAGTAGTAAAACATCTAGTAAAGCAGGTAAGAGAAGATCACAAGTTTCTAGCGCATAAGAATGAGTGGTATCCTCGTAAGTGGTGGAGTTCCATGATGGTATTCAACTGCGAGCACGAAGATTGCTTAGAGTTAACTTTAGATGCAGTAAACAAACAAACTCCTCAATGGTTACACAGATTTGAGTGGGCAAGTGATATAGGAAGGCTTGATGAGTCTTATAATTATTTAGTAGGCTACTATAACTTTATGAAGGATCCAGTAGCAGTACACTTTACAGATGGGACACCAATCTATACAGATTATGCCCATGATGAGTTCGCGGAGGACTATAATGACCTTAGATGAAATGAAGGAATATGTACGAGGAAAAAATGTTATTCTCGTAGGCAACTCTTTAGATGCTTTTGAAAAAAATCATGGAGACTTTATTGATGGTCACGATGTGGTGGTAAGATTCGGTAAAGGTTTAACAGATGGAATTGTTGCTGACAAAATTGGTAGTAGGACTGACATATGGGTTACTGGACAACTTCGTATGCAGACAGTACGTTTTGTAAACAAGAGTACGCATATTCTTTTTAATGAGTCTTTGTACAACCACGAGATAGGTAGACCTACCGTTCCCCACCTGTCTATGTACACACAGGCAGAGATTGACGCAATAGCGGCAGAGTATAATCTTCCTGAAGCTAAAAGACTTTCTGCAGGAGCTATTACAGGACACTGGTTCTATAATGTTTGTAATACTTGGAATACGTTGACATTTAAAAACTTTGACGTATTTACAAAAGCACTGAAGTTCAAAACATCTCACAGTGTAGACATCTCAGACGGAGTACAGTACACAGGTAGCTGGCATCTTCCTCTCCTCAGAAAAGAAACTATCGACCCCAACTATTCAATCGAAGACGGGAATCCTGCTCATGATACCGCTACAGAAGTAGCTATGTACCAAGACTTACTTCAAGACGGTAATGTAATATGGTCGGGAGAGCCTCCTGCCGTAAAGACACAAGAGCTTAAACAAGACGCCCTAGTTTTATGGACTAGAGGAAGAGCACGAATAGAAGAAGAGTAATGTTAATTTTTGACAACTTTATTACTGATACTAAAGTATTAAAAGGTATTACAAACTCTCCTTTCTGGGAGCGTAAGTCGTTCTACTGGAATGACGCTCTATTCAACAAAGATAAAGAGCGTACCAATGGAATAGGAGAGTTCCTAGTTGAGCAAATGCTTGCCCACCCTATAATATCCAAAGAATACCCGTTTGACCGAGCAGCGGGGTTCGAGTACTGGCCCACAGTTACAACAAAAAACTCAATCTCGGAAGATTGCGACTACTCCTTAGATGTACACACAGATTTTGACATACTACGCTATGAAACAACAGGGGAAGTAGTACATCCTCTTTTCGGAGCAATAATATATTTTGGAAACCAGGATGTAGAAGGAGGAACTCTCAGATCTTGGGAAGAAGATGACGATGAAATCTGCAAATTAGTAGAACCTGTAAACAATAGAATTGTAGTTTTTCAGTCAGATAAACCGCATGGAGTTACCTCAGTTACCTCGGGTATTAGAAAAAGTATCGCTATAAACTTCTGGGAAGACCCAGTAATGTTACCAAACGAAGAATAATTCTTGACAGCCTTTCCCAAATTTAGTATAATATCATTTCTATTTTACGGAGAGTACCATGAATTTATTTTATCTTGACGATGACCTCGACAAGTGTGCAGAGTATCACGTAGACAAACATATTGTAAAGATGCCCCTAGAAGTAGCACAGCTAATGTGTACTGCCATCTGGGTTGACGAGCATCTAGGTTTTGTACCTCGTGCTCTCAACAAAGAAGAGCGTGATCATCTCAATGCTCTCAAGAAAGACATTAAACATCTTCCAATGGAAGAACGACCCCTAACCCCGTATCTACCGATGATGTACAATCACCCTTGCACTATCTGGGTACGCTCATCTCTAGACAATTTTGAATGGACACACTGTTATGGTAACGCTCTTAATGATGAATATCACTACCGCTATGCGAAACAACACAAGTCGATTGTGGAAGTGGTTAACAAGCTACCAGAGCCACGGAATCTACCACGACGAGGATTCACACAATTCGGACTAGCAATGCCTGATGAACTTAAAGACTATGACAACCCTATACAATCTTACAGGGACTACTACCATCTGGATAAAGCCACCTTCGCCACCTGGTCGCATAGAGCGAAACCTGACTGGTGGAATGAGGACTATGCAGACTACGACAAAAGGATCACCGCCAAATGAGCAACGTAAAACTTATATCGACATCTTCGCCTGATTTAATTGCAGATATTGCATACATGGCTAGAGTGTCTAACCCAGCTAATCAGAGTAATGAACTTACTTCTCGTAAGCTAGTAGAGTATCTAATCAAGCATAAACACTGGTCTCCTTTTGAGATGTGTGGTATTACTATGGAGATCAACACTACTCGTGACATCGCTCACCAGATAGTACGCCATCGTAGTTTTGCTTTTCAGGAGTTTAGCCAACGCTATGCCGACCCTGCGGCATTAGAAGGGTGGCCATATGAACTACGAGAAACTCGTCTACAGGATACAAAGAATCGTCAGAACAGTATTGAAACTGATGATGCATTACTACAGCAGCATTGGATTGCTCAACAGAAACGAGTTATTGATACTGCGTCTAATGTTTATAAGTGGGCAATCGAACATGGTATTGCGAAGGAGCAGGCACGAACTGTACTTCCAGAAGGTCTAACAAAGACTCGTTTGTATATGCACGGAACAGTACGATCGTGGATTCACTTCATTGATGTGCGTACAACTCCTGGTACTCAGAAAGAGCATATGGATATTGCACGAGCCTGTGCTTATGAGATTAATCCAATGTTTCCTCTGATTAAGGATTTCGTACATGACTGATATTAAAGACTTGAAAGGTATGGTAGGCAGAAAGTTTGATAGTGAAAAGCCGAAGATGTATCTCCTGCCTCCCAAAGCTACAGTAGAAGTAGCAAAAGTACTGACTTTTGGTGCGGCCAAGTACGATGAAGAAAACTGGCGTAAACTAGAAGATGCACAGAATAGATATAGTGGCGGTGCACTACGGCACATATTCTCCCATCTGGACGGAGAGCTGAAAGATCCAGAAACAAATTTATCACATCTAGCGCACGCTATTTGCTGCTTGATGTTTAAACTAGAATTGGAGTTAGAGAATGGCGAAGAGAGTAAAGAAGAAAAGTTACGAGAACCTGTCAGCAGCAAACATCCAGAAAGTTATTATGCTGCTAAACCCCAGTTCTTCGGAAAAACCTATAACAAAGAAGGAAGCGTGTGATATTCTTAACATAGCCTATAATACAACTAGGCTAACTAAGATTATCGAGGATTATGAGGAGACGAAAGCGTATGTTAAAAAGCGTAAACAAGGTCTGCGAGGCCGTCCTGCGAGTGATGCAGAGATCGCTCTTGCGTGCGAAAACTACCTCGGAGGAGATACTATCACAGATATCTCAAAGCTCCTCTTCAGAAGTGCTTCCTTTGTACGATCTCTTCTTGAAAGAGTTGGAGTCCCGCAAAGACCCGCAGGAAAAGACGAAAGACTAACTGCACACTACTACCCTGATGAGTGTATGTCTGACGACTTTGCAGAGGGTGAGATTGCATGGTCTGCCACTTATCATGCGGCTGTAGAAGTAAAACATAGACTAACAGCTGAGTACCTTGCTACTAAAAAAGGTATGGCTATGGTTGATTATGAAAAGAAATATGGCTGTCCTGCATATTCAGTGTATGTTCGACAAAAAGTACAAGACGATGATAACTTCTTTTCGAATGTGACACAAGGCGGTTTCTCTGCGTATGCACCTGCTTACGAGTTGTGTAAGCTAGAGCATCTACAAAAGTACGGAGTAAACCTAGAGAGATTATAATATGGCATATAGTGAAAAAGTAATAGACCACTACGAAAACCCTAGAAACGTAGGAATACTAGATGATAGTAATCCTTTAGTAGGTACAGGAATGGTAGGAGCTCCTGCCTGTGGAGATGTTATGCGTCTACAGATACAGGTAGACGAGAATGATGTTATAGTAAATGCAAAGTTTAAAACTTATGGATGTGGTTCGGCTATAGCTTCTTCGTCTCTACTCACCGAATGGGTAAAAGGAAAGACTTTAGGCGAGGCAGAGTTGCTCAAGAATACTCAGATAGCAGAAGAGTTAGCCTTGCCACCCGTAAAGATACACTGCTCAGTATTAGCAGAAGACGCAATAAAAAGTGCCGTACAAAATGTAAGAGATAAGAAAAAATAATTCTTGACAAGATGGTTAAAATCCGCGTATAATATCATTTCAAATTTAGGAGAATACCATTGGGCGACCGATTCTATACTCAACAACTACAAGCTCTGGGCGATTGCCCAGGAAACAAAAACCCTAACAAGAGGACACGAAAAGTGGCTTGGGACGACGACAAAAAAGCACAGGCAGTAAGCCTGTATGAAGAAGCAGAACCAACTCCAGAAACCAGCATGGAGATCGTAAAAGACATTGCAGAAGAATTAGACGAGTCACCTAATGGTGTTCGTATGATCTTAACAAAAGCTGGCGTTTATGTTAAGAAAACCCCTGCCGCTAAAGCTAGCGGTGGAGCTACAGGTGGAGGTACGCGAGTATCTAAAGCAGCAGCAGCTGAGGCGCTCATTGCAGCTCTTAGCGATGCCGGACAGCCTGTAGATGAAGAGATTATTGCCAAACTTACTGGTAAAGCATCTCAGTACTTTACTTCGATTTTAGTAGCTATTAACGAAGCATAAGTCCGATACCCTGCTAGATTCGTCTAGCGGGGTTTTCTTGTACCTAACAAAAGCACCTCGCAGTAAGTAGATTCACAATAAAGATTGCTGAATTACTACCAAGGAGCTAAAGTGAAAAAGCAAGAACTGGCACGATTAGTGCACGACTATGGGGATGCCGTTATTACTTATCGTAGCGAACACTCCAAAAAGCTAAAGTACAATGTTTGTACATTAGACTTCACAACTCCCTATATCCAGAAAAAGAAGAATAGAGCCAAGGAAACTGACGACACTCTTCTTTTCTTCTGTTGGGATACTGACTCATACCGATTACTCAGACCTGCGAATGTGTCTAGTGTAGTCCCGCTGTCCTCCATTCTCAAGAATGAAGGTAGGCGATAATGGACTTACACCAAGCTCCTGAAGCATACTCTCGTGTTATACACTATGATAAAGTAAAAGAAGTACAGATAAGACTTACCATAAATACGTTCAGAGACGTAGAGTATATGCACTTGCGTAAATACTATATGGACTTTGACGAGGAGTGGAAACCTACCCCAGAAGGAGTTGCAATGCCTTTAGATCTCTCCAACTCAAGAGAGATGTTCGCAGGGTTAGTAGAGATACTATCTCTTGCAGAATCAAAAAGTTTGATCGAAGAACACTTTTCAGATCTAATTCAGGATATGTATAAATAGTTCTTGACAATCTTGCTGAAGTTCCGTATAATATACTTTCTTATTTAGGAGAATACCATGCAGAGCTTTTTAGACAGAATGAGTCAGTTGTACTATGAAGGTACTCCCGCTATCTCTGATGCGGAGTTCGATCTTCTAGCAGCTAAGCACAACTATACTAAAGTGGGTTACACTGTTACAGATGCCGTAAAGCACGCGTACCAGATGTACTCTCTTCAGAAGTGCTTTGACATCAACGATGCTCCTCTGCCTATTGATGAATGTATTGTTACCCCTAAGTTAGATGGTGCGGCAGTATCTCTTCTATATGTTGACGGCAACCTTGAACTCGCTCTCACTCGTGGAGACGGCATTCAGGGTCGTGATATTACAGATAAGATGCGTCAGTTAGTTCCTAATGAGTGCAATGATACTGGACTCATGCAGATTACTGGCGAAGTTGTTGCTCCAAGTAGTGTACCTAATTCTCGTAATTTTGCTTCGGGGTCGCTAGGTCTTAATGATTTAGAAGAGTTTAAAACTCGTCCCTTAGTATTTGTAGCATACGATGTTACACCAAGTTGGACTTCTAATTATGCTTGTGCTCTTGAGCTATTGCATAAGATGGGTCTAAATGTGGTTACTCGCTTTAAAGCAGATGCCTATCCTCAGGATGGCAAAGTATATCGTCTCAAGTCAAATGCAAAGTTCGATGCGTTAGGTTACACCGCTAAACACCCACGAGGTGCTTTTGCTCTGAAAGAGCAGGTGTCTGGAGTGGAGACCACGCTGTTGGATGTAGTATGGCAGTTGGGTAAGAGCGGAGTTGTAAGTCCAGTGGCTATTCTCGACCCTGTGGTCGTGGGAGATGCTACGGTATCGAGAGCAACTCTGCACAATATTGAGTACATACGCGACCTTGATCTTGAGATAGGTTGTAAGGTAGAGGTTATCCGCTCTGGCGAGATCATACCTCGGATTGTCAGGAGATTAGATTGATTGCTACCTGCAAAAAAATAATTCTTGACAGAAACCTTAAAAGTCCGTATAATACTATTTCAATTTCAGAGGAATCACGATGACCATTATCGAAGCCCCAACAAACTGCCCTAGTTGTAGTTCGGTGTTAGAAAGTGTGAATCATCTTCTGTATTGTAGAAATCCACAATGTGGTGAGAAAGTTGCAAAACTCATCGAACACTTTGCAAAGACTCTGAAGATCAAAGGTCTCGGCCCTGCTACTATTGCTAAACTAGATATTGTCTCCCTAGAGGAACTTTATGATAGAAGCGTAGAAGATATTGCCGAGTCACTAGGCTCAGAGAGACTTGCTGTAAAGTTAGTAGATGAGTTGCAACGCTCTCGCGGTGCTCCACTTAACGTGTTGCTACCTGCATTTAGTATACCTCTCATTGGTAAATCAGCATCGGAAAAGCTATCCAAAGTCTGCGAAGACATCGAAGATATAGACTACGATATGTGCCGACAGGCTGGACTGGGTGAGAAGTCAACTGCTAATTTGTGCGAATGGCTTGAGAATGAGTATTACCAAGTATCATTACTACCTTTTAGCTTTAAGTTTGAAAAGAATCAAACAACAAACATAACCCACGGCACGATTTGTATCAGTGGTAAACTGAATAGTTACAAAACGAAAGCCGAGGCTCATAACAAACTACAAGAGCTTGGTTATGCAGTCAAGACAAGCTTGACTAGGGATGTCACTATCCTGGTAAACGAAAGCGGAATTGAATCTGCTAAAACTAAGAAGGCCAGAGATGCTGGCGTTCAAATCATAACTAACCTTTTAGATTTTATTGGAGAATAATATCATGGCACTACCTAAGTGGACTGACGAGCGTACTACTGCTCTCACTGATTTTGTCGGTGGCGAAAGCCCCGTATCCCAAGCTACTGTTGCAGAAGCAGCAGACCAGCTTGAAACCTCTACACGTTCTATCTCTAGCAAATTGCGCAAGATGGGCTTCGATGTAGAGTTGGCTTCTGCCAATGCTTCACGCGCATTTACTGATGCACAAGAAGCTACCCTTGCAGCTTTTGTTTCTGACAACAGCGGCACTTACACTTATGCTGAAATCGCTTCTCACTTTGAAGATGGCGCTTTCTCAGCTAAGTCAATCCAAGGCAAGATTTTGTCTATGGAATTAACTGGACACGTTAAGCCTGCTCCTAAAGTTGAAGCTGTACGCACGTACTCTGAAGCTGAAGAAGCTACTTTCGTTCAGATGGTTAACGATGGCGCTTTCGTAGAAGCTATCGCTGACGCTCTTGATCGTTCAGTAAACTCTGTTCGTGGTAAAGCTCTTAGCTTGCTTCGTTCAGGCGACATTGACGCTATCCCTAAGCAGGAAGTTACTAAAGGTTCCTCTAAAGAAGATCCTTTGGCTGACATCGCTGACATTGGTAGCCAAACTGTCGAAGCTATCGCAGAGCAAATTGGTAAGACCGCCCGTGGCGTTAAGACTATGCTCACTCGTCGTGGCCTTTCAGCCGCTGACTATGATGGCGCTTCTAAGAAAGAAAAAGCTTCAGCTTAATCCTTCTTAGTACACACTAAGGGTAGGCTCTTCGGGGTCTACCCTACATTTTAGATTTGAAATCGGGAGACTTTCAATTGAACATCGCTAGTGCGCTTATTAAGCAAGTGCTTACGCTACAGGACTTTCAGACCTGGAGTGTAGCGCACAAGCAGTACTTTGCAACTGAGTATCATAGTCTGTATAAGATTATTGATAAGCATTGCGAAGAGTTCCATAGAATGCCTACGATTGAAGATCTAAAGTTTGAGATTCGTGATTCAGCTACTCGAGAGAAACTCTACGCAGTAGAAGCAGTCGAGGTCGATGCAGACCCTCAGATGCTTCTTGAGTATCTGAAGAACGAATACACTCAAAAAGAAATTCTGGACTCACTCGAAGATTATATTGAGAATTCTGTTGCATTTGAAAATGCTCAGGAATCAGTAAACCACCTACATCAGATCGTCCTAGACGTTGAAGATAAGGTTGATCTCGAAGACCCACAAGAAAGTATGCAACGTATTGACTTGTTTGAGCCAGAAGAAGATTTAGCCAGGTATATGGCCCTCGGACTCAATGAAGAGTACGACCACGACATAAAGTTTTCTCCTAGAGATCTTGTTATGTTCGGTGGTAAACGGGGTGCTGGTAAATCTGTCATTTGTGCAAACATTGCAACCAGTGTTTACGCTTCAGGTAGATCGGCTATGTATTTCACTATTGAGATGGATAGTCGGTCGATCCTTCAACGATGCTGTGCTATCGCTACAGAAGTTCCTTTTTCTCGCCTCCGTACTCAGAATCTGAGTGTTACCGAGTGGGAGAAAGTTGCTACGTGGTGGGCAGGTCGTTATGTTGATGGACAAGACCGCTTGAAGGAGTATAGACAACATCGTAACTTTGAGAAGTTGCATACATCACTAAAAAACACCTGCGAGCTTCTCCCGACTCAGCAGTTGGACGTAGTGTATGATGCATCTCTCACTCTCTCCAAGATTCGTGCAGAGCTTGACAAAAAAGTCAAACCTCTGAATGTTGGTGTTATTATTGTTGACTATATTAATCAGGTAAAGCGGTCGAGTCTACCTTCTCGTGGAGGTCAGTACGATTGGACTGAACAGATTGAAGTAAGTAAAGCATTGAAATCAATGGCACAAGAGTATGACTGTACTGTAATATCTCCCTATCAAACAGACGCAACTGGTGAAGCTCGATTCGCTAAAGGTATTCTTGATGCGGCAGATGCCGCCTATGCCCTAGAAACTTGGGATCATGAAGATGAGTGTATCACTTTCAACTGTGTAAAAATGCGATCTGCTTCTATGAACTCTTTTAGTTCTAAAGTAGACTGGGATAGCCTAAAGATTGGCCCAGAAACTGCAATGACTCCTAAAGAGAAAGATGATTCCTCGCACAAGACTGGCGAAGATATTGATGATCTATAAAAATATTTCTTGACTTTTTATCTTCTTTTGCGTATAATATACGGATACTTAAAGGGGATAAAGCATATGGCACTTACATTCGGTAGTTTACGACACACTAGCTCAGGTAGAAAGCGAAAGCCTTTGCCTAAGTCTAAGCGTTATACACCCCAATTTCAGCCTTTACAAGAGACTACTACGTATCGTAGAGAGACTCCTGAGTACAAGTCTTACGATCAGGGCGGCCATAATACAGAGTTAGTAGAAAAGCCAAAGCTAGATAGTAAGTATACGATTGCACCTGCCTATAACAAAGGTGCGTACCAAGTAATCAGTAAAGAAAACATCAAGGACATCGGTAGGTGACAGTAGAAGAACTATTAACATCAAGAGATGTTTATTTTATACCCAAAGGCGCAGACGCTATTGTTAGCTGTCTCAATCCTGAGCACGCGGATAGAAATCCTAGTATGCGGATTGATAAGATCACTGGAGTATTTCAGTGTTTTTCCTGTGGATATAAAGGAAACATTTTTACCCATTTTGGGGAAAAGGCAAACCAACTACAACTAAGACGAGAATTACTAAAAAAGAAAATTAGAGAGAAGAGGTCTGAGTCGGTTGGTTTGTCTTTTCCCAAAAATATTATACCCTATACGGGTAGTTGGAGAGAAATCAAACCTGAAACATACAAAAGGTTTGAAGCTTTTCAACATCATGATCCTGACCATATTGGTCGCATTGTATTTCCGGTGCGAGATATATCAGGTCGAATTGTAGCATTTAATGGTCGTCACACCACTGGTGGTACACCCAAGTACATGATCTCGCCTGCGGGTGCGAAGATGCCTCTCTACCCTGTAGTAGAGCCGATACAAGGCTCTGTTATTCTAGTAGAAGGTATCTATGATATGATCAATCTGCATGACAAAGGATTAGACAATGCAGTGTGTTGCTTTGGAACAAAGAACATCAATGAAGATAAGTTACGTATGCTTTCTATACAAGGTGTAGAAGAAGTAATTATATTCTTTGATGGAGATGACGCAGGACAGAATGCCGCAAGAGAAGTAAAAGAGATGGCAGAGCGAGTAGGCTTAGCTAGTAGAAACGTGGCGCTCAAGGACACTGATCCAGGAGCACTACCCATGAAATCAGTACAAACACTAAAGAGTAAATTATATGCCTAAAGTTGCATTAGTAGAAACTAAACCAAGTAGAACAAATTTTAAGAAAGAATTCGATGATGAGTTTGAGTTTGATCAGTATCAACTCTGTTCAGACCCAGGCATCAAAAAAGTACTTAAACGAGACTGCGACATCGAGATTGATGTAGACGCGTACGACTGGCTTATTCTAGTCGGTAGTGATGCACTCAAGTACTTTACCTCTGTGAATTCGGTCACAGAATATTCTGGCAAGAAAGTCGAAGAGAAGTTCCTGCCTGTCATTAACCCTGCCATGCTTGCGTTTAAGCCCGAAGCACAACGCACATGGGACGACTCCAAGCAAAGTATTATAGAGTACATCACTGGCGATAAACAAGACGTAGTAATTACTGAATACAATGCGTGGGGTATACAAGATACAGAGGAAGCCAATGCTTTTATACGTGCTGCTATTGACGCCCCTCTTCCTTACGTTGCTCTTGACTCGGAGACAACCGGACTTTATCCACGTGACGGCCATATGCTTGGCATTAGTCTTAGTTATGAAGCTGATAGGGGTGCATACATAGATACAGAATGCTTTGACGAAGAGACAGAGCGTTTATTGCAAGAGTTATTTGATAAGAAAACAGTAGTATTCCATAATGCCAAGTTCGATATGGCGTTCTTCGAGTACCACTTTAACTTTAAATTCCCTAGCTTTGAAGATACAATGCTTCTACACTACTTGATTGATGAGAACCCTGGTACTCACGGTCTAAAGCAGTTGTCTATGAAGTACACTAAGTATGGGGACTATGAGAAGCCAATGTACGAGTGGATTGATAACTATCGTAAACAGCATGGTATTCTCAAAAATGACTTCAACTGGGGTGATATTCCTTTTGAGATCATGAAACTGTACGCTGGTATGGATGCGGCCTGTACGTTTCTTCTCTATGAGAAGTTCGTAAAGATCAAGCAAAATAAACGTCTAGCAAAAGTGTATGATAATATACTAATTCCTGGTTGCCGGTTTTTGACCGACATCCAAGACAATGGCGTACCGTTTGATAAGCAGCGTCTGCTCAAGTCTCAGTCTCTCATGCAAGACGAGATTGATGAAGCAGTAGCGGAACTATACAAGCATCCTGCCATCAGTAAATTTGAGCAAATTAATGGAAAAGATTTTAATCCTAACAGTACTGTGCAGCTTCGCAGTTTATTATTTGATTTCATCGGCCTTACTCCTACTGGAAAAAAGACTGGAACGGGCGCGAATTCAACAGATGCGGAAGTTCTTCAAGAGCTGGCATCGCAATCCGACGTCCCCGGACTTATCCTTGCTATCCGACAAAAGTCTAAAATTAAGAATACTTATTTGGACAAAATCTTCCCGCAGTTGGACAGAGATAGTCGCTTACGCACAGGTTTTAACCTTCATGGCACAACTAGTGGGCGGCTTAGCTCTAGTGGCAAGCTTAATATGCAGCAACTACCCAGAGACAATCCCATTGTTAAGGGATGCATTAAAGCCGCTCCTGGACATAAAATTGTAGCAATGGATTTGACCACAGCAGAGGTATATGTCGCTGCTGTACTCGCAAA